AGCCGTTGTTGAGTACAAAAAGGCCGTAAACTCAAACGACAAGCAATCTGACTTTGTTGATGCCCTTGGGTCAGTTCTTAGGGCTTCAATGGTCGCAAGCCAAGAAACAGCAAGAGGAGCCTACTCAATAGCCGCCAACTCGCTACGAGCCATGATCAACGGAAAAGACCCAATGCCAGATATGGCCCCTCAGGGGCTACAGGCTGTCACATCCGTTCTTGGCAAGGCTTCCCTACTTGCAAATCCAGTCAAGGGAGTCCAAGACGCCATTAGCGCGGCTGGACAAAGAGTCGGAAACAAAATTCTTGAGTTTGGAATTAGGCATAGCTCAAAGATCAAATCCCTCGCGGAAGTTACTGCCGATGTCCTCGAAGCATCTGCCCAAGCGGCGAAAGAAAACAAAGATGCAATTAATAAGACAATGTATGTCGACCCATCCTTTGAGGCTGGCATTACTGGGCAGGTCCTCAAAACGCTTGGTGAATCGCCTTGGACAATGGCCCCTTATGCCTTCGGTGAGATTGGAATTCCGATTGCAGGTGCGCTAAACGTATCAAGGCTTTATTCGGAAGCACGGGAAGACCAAGACCAGAGCTACCAAGCCAAACTACAGGAATTCAAGAGCGGTAAGATCAAGGAAGAACCGCAAGCGATGACGGAAGAGGAGGCTCACAGAAGCGCACTCCAATACGCCCTTCCGGCCGGCATGATTGACACAATCGCCGACAAAATAGGATTCGATTTGCTCAAAGGCGGATTCAAGGTTGGCGGTAAATTAGCACCCAAGACGCTCGGAGAATTCTTTGAGGCAACCGCAAAAAGCTTGGCAAGGGATGGAGAACAAGCCCTCCCATTATACATGTCCGCTCCGCTTGGTGGAGCCGTTGAGAGCATTTCCGAAACTAGCCAACAGGAAATACTTAACGGCCTAGCTCAACAATACAAGAATTGGGACCCCAAGAGGGAGTGGACTCAAGAGCTCGCTCAAAGCGCAATTGTTGGCGGTCTGGCAGGCATCTTGTTCCCCGTTATGGGTCATGTGAGCGGTGGCGTTTACAAGAAGTACGTCACCCTTCCCCAGATGGCGCTCGATAACGCAGGGCTGGATGAAGTAGCTAATCAGTTTAGATCACACTCTCAGGACGTTGAAGTTGGCGGTTGGGCCAAGTTTGCCCAAGCGATAATGCCGGAATCCGCCGAACCCGCACAGGCCCTTGGGGCAAAGGTGTTAAACACCCCAGAATCCCAACTGCGAGGCACGGGAGTTAAATGGGTTATTGCGAATGGGATCAAAATCGACGCAAGAATCAACCAATTGCAGGCAGAAATCGACAGCCTGCCGCCGTCTGAAGGCAAATCACAAAGACAGGAGCGCAATCACCTACTGATGATGAGGGCAAATCTTGTAAGCGCATTACAAAACGATGCGAATACCAGATCCCAGCTTTGGAAGGAGATCTCGGAGCTTCCTAATGAGCCTCTTCGTAAAGGCGAACAGAACCTCCATGACCTAGCCCTAGTGGTTGCCAAATTCTCTATGGGGGCTCCCCTCACCGAGGAAGAGATGAAGATGAAGGCAAACGGAATGCCGATCATCCAGAACGCTCAATTGGTGCAAATGAAGCTGGCCTTACAAAACAGAGACCCAGCCAGAGAAGACGGCAATAAAGCCGTATCCCCAGCGTTCATGAGGCTGATTGCTGGCAAATTACCAACCCTTGAGGCTGTCATTGAGAGTAATCAAGCCCTGCTTGAGGGGACTCCTGGGGTTGCTGATGAGGGCGCCGTCCCGCCGAAGCTGTCTGAAGCTCCATCCAAAGAACAAATCATCGCCGAGAGAAAAGCCGTCGGTGAGGAATACGACAAGGCAAATCAACCCACTCGGGCACCCTCTGAGACAACCAAGACAGCCCAACCATCCCCTTCTATGCCCACATGGAATGTTGCGTGGAAGCGTGGGAAAGCCTCCGGAACATCACAGGTGTCAGCCCCAACAAGCGGACAGGCAAAACTCGAGGCCTTAAAACAACTTAAAGCAGAAAACCTTCCGGGTCAGATTTCAATTGGGCCAGCAGAACAGGCCGAACAACAAGACTTAATTCCCTCCGAACAGCAACCCCTGATAAATAGAGCAAAAGAACTGGCACGGAGGGGATCACCTATCAGCGTTAACAGATACCTAAGAAGGCTCAAGGGGAACACGCCCGAAGAGAAACTTGCTGATGCCAAGCAACGTCTAACCGCATTTGCGATGGGCATGAAATCAAAATACGGACAAACAGTAAGATTCTCCGAAAATAAATCGCTCACAATGCCCATCTTCGCCAATCAATCCGAAGACGGAAACGTCACAATCAACATTAACCCAGACTTTTTCTTGAAAAATGACCCAGAGCACAACAACAGATCCTTTGCAGAAGAAATCTTCCATGCGGCTGATTTTATTGCCTCCAACCTTGAAGCAGAAAAGGCCGGCAGAACCGACAAACATACATTTTGGCGGGAAAGAAGGTCTAGCCTCTACAGCAAACTAAAAGAAATAGGAAAAACAAACGAAGATGTAGCAAAAGCAATCATCTATTCAGCTTCCCTTTATGTTGATGAAGGCCCGTTACGCGGGAAGCTTTTTGATAAAGAAGGACAAAACGGGGGTCTATCCGTTGAAGACACAATTGGCCTTATCGATGCAGAACAAAGCTTTAACGATGCCGCTTTTATGGCGGAACTTCTACGGCAGTTAAATTCACCAAGGACAACGGAAGGCAGGGTCGAATTCGGAAGAGCCAGAAATGACGCAAAGCGCGGAAAATATGCTTCACTTAAAGAAGCAATCAGCGTTGTCACAAACTACCTAAAGCAGGTTTATAGGGCGATCAAGGGCATCCGAGATGGCTTAAAAGACAACCCCGAGGTTGCCCAAGAGCTAGATGCAACCCTTCAGAGCATCCGTGATGTTCTTAACGAAAAAGACACCGAGGAGCCACCGCTTGATTCCGGGTTGGTAAAGAAGCTAAAAGATCGCGGACTTACAACGGCTGAGATTAACAAGATGACGCCCGAAGAGGCTCAGAATAGGGCTAATACTCCTATCCAAGGGCCGGCACAGGGTCTTGACCCAGAACGCTTAAAGAACCAGAAGTCGAACAACGTCCGTGGGACAAAGTACGGAGGCGTAAAGTTTGATTACGTCGTTGTTCCTAGAGGCAAGCTGAACAACATGGCCGGGACAGAGCTCCAGCCAAGAAACCGAAGCGGAGATCCGGATTACACCAAAGAAGCTCTCGAGCGCGCGAATGAGCTAGATCCAAACAAGCTTTTGCAGGGCAACGAACTTGATACAGGAGCTCCCACGGTTATTGCTTCTGGAGACAACCCATACAGCATTAACAAAGACGGGTTCGACATTATTGCCGGACACGGGCGTAACGAGTCTATTGGACTTGCGCCAGATGAGCGGCGTCAGGCCTACATTGATGAAATGAGAAGGATGTATCCCGAGCTTAATGACGAAATCAATGCCATTCTCGAGTCGGGCGAAATGCCGGTTTTGGTCAGAAAGATTAATTGGGACGCAACGAAAGACTCCTCCCTCGGTACGCCTACTCAGCAATTAAGGCGGATCGCAAGGGACGCAAACCTAGGAACTGGAAACAGCAACCAAACCGAGGTCTCGCTATCCGACGCCATGGAAGTGAAGGACGATGTGACTCTAAGCGCACCTCCCGAGGCGGACGGGTCGCTCCTAGACCCAGCTGGAAACCCATTAGGCGACCGAGAAGTGTTGGATAAATGGTTTAAGATCTTTGGCTCACCCCGGGAATACAAAAGCGGTAATGGCTACACGAAGTCTTTTGAGGACAGGGTCAGGAACGCAATTGTGGCATACACCTTTGCCCCTGTTAACGAAAACGGCCAGATCAAGCTTGATAAAGACACCTTTAACTTAATCAACACCCTTGTTTCTGAGAATGTGGCGAAAGAAGCCAACCTCTCATCCCTTCGGGATGGCCTGCACAAGGCGGCTCCCTCCCTCTTTAGGGTTCGCCAGAAATTCCAAGAGCTAGAAAACAAGCTCCCGCAAGAGGCTAAAGATTCCAATCCGATCACCAACATCCAGAAAGCTCTTGTAGCCTATTTGGGATACAGGAGCGAACAGATCAATGCTGGCCTGAAAGTATCAGATATTGAGTTTGATAAATTCGTCAACCAAGGACAACTCTTTGGCGAAGTTATCACACCCAACCAAGCCATGATTCTGGCTCCGATGGTGCAGAAAAACGGAGAGAATGGCCTTCTTGAGGCAGGACAAGGAGCTCTGGCTCCCATCGCCTCTATTAAAGATGCTCACAGCATCAAAGATTCTCCCGACAGAATCGCCGCTTACCTGAGTGCCTATGCAAATGCCATAGCTGACGCCTATTCAGAATACGGAGCGGATGCGGTATTCCCCGGGATGGAGCGGAAGCTTACCACGGAAGAAAACGCCTCTATTATCAAAGGAGCTCTTGAAATGGCTGGTGCAATCTACCCCAAGGGTCAGAGAGCGCCCGAGCCACAGATGCCAAATACGGCTTCAAATAAATCTTTGGGAGCTAAAAGCATTGAAGCCGTAAAGGTAGCTAAAGAATTTGTCTCGTATTGGTCTGGCGTGGTAAGCGAGTCCCAAAAACACGCAAAAGATTTTGGCAATACTTTTGACGAAGCAAGCCTTATGGAAAGGCCTGTATACGGGAAAGATGCAAGAGACAAGAACATGGCTAATTTCGTATCAGCCGTTGCAAAGGTTATGGGAGGACGCGACTTCATGCGACCAGACCTTGTTACCGATAAAGATGAAATTAAAGAGCCCCAGCTATCAAAATCAGCCGATGAAAGCGGAGGATTGGCATTTATCTCGAATAAAGAAGACTTTGATAAGGCGAACTATCTTGCCGACTATTTCGGCATAAAAGGCAAAACAACCCTTGGCGATATTCTGAATAGGGCAAAAGCTCTTGGTAGGGATAACAATCAAAACCTTGGAGCCAAATCCTTGCCATCAATCTCCCCTGTCCGTGAGCTACGAAAGCTCACTAACGATCTAAAGAATGGCAAGATCACCGAGCTCGATCTAGCTGTCAAGGTCGGACAACTGGTTTCCGACATAGAAGACCAGAGGGACCAAAGGATGGTTGAAAAGATTTTCAAGGAACGAGTCCGAGGACCCGATTTTGTTGAGCAGAAGCTCCTAGAAGCAAAACGGAATGGAAGCCTCTCCGTAGGTCAGGTCGAGATGGCCCGATTCTTATTAAGGGAGAACCCCAACCTTGCGGAAGGACTCGGGATCTCAATCCGTGGGGCAAAAGAACAGGAGGATATTGGTGGCATATACAACCCCTTCAACAGGGTTATGACCTTAATAAAAGACAGAGGTAACGAATCTGTTGCCGTCCACGAGATCCTTCATCACGCCGAGAGAATGATGCCAAAAGATGTCCAAGAAGGAATCAAGGTTGAGTGGAGCAAAGCGTACAGCAAGGCAATTCAAGACGCCACGGCGAAGAACGATACCAAGCGGATTGAGCTACTCACAGAAATGTTCACTTCCCTAATTGGGGATCAGGCTCCAAGCGAATCCGTCATGAAGGCATTTGATGACAATTCTCTAAGCCGTGATGACTACCAGCTAGTCAATCCGAGCGAATTCTGGGCAGTAAACGCAAGCCGAATTGTTGCGGATCGCTCTCAGACTATGGGTTGGGTCGAGAAGGCCAGACAATGGCTCAAGGAGTTTTACCAACTTGCAAAAGGCGCTATCGGGCTCCAAAGCGACTCTCCAATCCTCAAGGGGTTGGCCGAAGTCATTCAGTCCGAAGGCTATTTCCAATCCAAAGGAATGCTTTCGGGTGGCTTAAAGTCGCTTGCATCAAAATTTACAGACGAACAATTATTCAACAACGACGAGAACGCAGAGACAGAGCAAGAGGTCGGGGCAACCGAAGAATCTGTAAAGAACGCTGGGATCGTAAGGAACATCATCGCTCCACCAGAAAAGGTTAAAAGAGGTTCTAGCAACGGAGAGAAGAACGAAAGAACGCAACCCGGTGGGAAGCTAATCAATTCTTTCGTGAGAAGCTCGATTGCCGAAAGGTTTTACATTCGTGGCTACAGCCAAGACGAGCTTCGTGAGCTCGCATACGACAAGATTATGGATTTGCTTTCCAAGTCCCCTGCCGGTCAAAAGATTGCAAAACAATATTTATCCGCAAACTCGGAATTCCTTAATGATAATTTAATCAACGCAAAGGGCGGCGCTGAGATATCGGAACGCAAAGAAGGCCAGATGGAGCTAGTCAAAACCCTCGTTGCAAGGGCCAAGTCCGAGGGTAATGCAACACCTACAGGGGCGGATCTGATGGCATTCATGACGGCCGAAGAGAAGGCAAAAGGCTTCACCGAAACCGAAATTGAGTCAGCAAGATCAGAAAGACACCTATTTAACTACGTTCTCCGCTCGCTGACCAACATGGTCGCAAAGATGACGGGTAACGAGGAGTCCGAAGGTAAAATCATCGCCCAATCCCAGATCGAGAATCGCTACAACAATCTTTCCCCAGAAGCTGATACAGAGGAAATGGCTGAAAACATGTACGGCAACCAAGCTGGTGTCGAAACAACCATTAGCAATATCCCGCTTGAAGAAGTTTACGAGAACATTGAGAGAAGCCTCCAAAACACGACTCCAGAAAGAATAATGCGGAGTATCCTTGGAAATCTTGGCGGTAAGGACGGACCGATGGACCTGCATGCACGTGGACTGTCATTCAGCCAGATTGCAGACGAGCTTAACCTTACTGGAACACAAAGGGATGACGCAAAGGTTTGGAGGTCTATTCAAGAGGGCTACCAAAGAATGCAGGTAGCTCTGGATGCTATACGAAAAAGAAAATCCGAGCTCGAATCCTTGAGAAACCCGACAGAAGAAGACGAGGCAACTTTAGACGAGATTAACGAATACCTCGGCGGATTCTCGAAAAAGGACTTGGAGGCCATCAACGCTAAGGCAAAAGAAAAAGAGGAGTTCCAAAAAGCCCTTGATGAATCCCGCCTAGAGAAAGGCGAGTCAGTACAACAAAGCTTATTCGCCAAAGTCCCAGATGCTCGGATTGTTACTAAATACTACGAGCTACAGGACAAGATACGGGCCGGCGAAGTCACCCCGAGGGAATTGGACATGTACGACAAGATCGAAAGCATGGCGATTAAGTACAAGTGGCCCGGCGTACCCGTCCAAACACGCCTCTTTGAGCTCGCAAGCATCATGCGCCGCACAAAAGACAGCAACACACAGACAGATCTAAACGTAAAGCAGATGGAGCTGATGCTTGATGATGACACTCTCAGCGGTTTGAACGGAAACCTCAAAGCTAAAACCATTGCCAGAATGAGCGAGGATCAGTTGCTTAACGAACTAGAAGGAGATTGGTTGACAGAAGAAGAGCTCCAGCAAGCGATGGCAGACGAAGAGGCCGGCAAATCAAGAGGATTGGCTGACTACGGAGAATCTGAGAACGCAAGTGCTGGTGTTAGGGCTTCCCAAGAGGCAACTCCTCGCCCAGCAGTCAAGAAGCTCGAGGATACGGCTCGTGGATCGGATTCGATTTCCGATAGGGACATCCTTGCTAGAATGCGTGAAGAAGGTGTGCAGTTGAGCGACGAAGAGACTTTTGCGGCCAGAAGGGTCAGCAACAAGCTATGGGACGAGGCAATTGAATCTGGGGACGAAACCCAAATCAACAGGGCATTTCTAGTAACCCGCGACTACATTCGGTCTGGAACAGAGCAAGCAAGAGGATTGGCCGCTAGAAGGGGTCGCTCGCAAGAAGACGCCCATCGGGATGCAATCCTCTCGCCTATTCTGCCCACAGAGAACGAGCTCAAAAAAGAAGCCGCCACACAAGCCGTTAAGGCACGGAGAGAGGCTTCCAGCAAAAGGGCGCAGGTCGAAGACGCTAAGAGCAAACTCAGCAAGCAAGACCAGCAACGCCCCGATTGGAAAGAATGGTTTGACACCCAAGAGAAAGAGATTGCTGAACACAAGAAGACAATTGCTGATGGTGGACGGAGCAAGGCCGAAGAAGTTGTCGTGGACAAGAAACGCAAAAAAGCTGAAGAAGCCCTAGCTGTTACAGGCAGAAACCTCGCGACCCTCGAAACCGAGAACACAATCCACAAGCTCCGCACGGGTGAGACAATGAATCAGATCTTGGGCAAGATAGGAGACCCCATCCTCCGCGAAGCCGTCCGGATGTACACACAAGGCATGGCGGTTAAGGATATTGAAAAAACCCTCGGCAAGAAGGGGCTAAAAAACGACATCAACAAGGCAATTGTTAATGGCCTACAGCCCGAAATGGACCGCCGGTTCCAAAGACTTTATGATGAAGTAGCCGAAAAGGGGCTGACAAAAAAACAACTTATTGCGCGGCTGAAGAAGCTATCGAATGGGCAATCTCTTCTTGCCAAAGGCATGGATAATCAGGATGACGGATCACCCCTCACCCAAGAGGAGGCACGGCAAATTACCCAAGAGATGTTCGGGCTTACCACCGAAGGGCTAAACCGAGAGAAAAGTGAGCAGTTATTTAACTACAAAGATCAAGTCCAAGTTAGCAAAATACAATCTCTCATAACCGAGGGTGTAGATGGACCCGCTTCTTGGGGCAAGATAGCAAGCGATGTATTTGCCTCATTTATATTTAGCGGAGCCCCATCATTAGTGGCAAATGTTGGCTTAACAACAATTGCTTGGGCGAGCGTACCGGCGCATCTTTTTGCCGAAGCTATAACTTCACGGATGAAGGGTGATGTGAAAATGGCCTACGGAGACGAAATTATTGGAACCCCATACAAAAACATTGGCGAAGCCGTGTCGGGAGGCATCACGGAAGCAAAGTCCGCTTTAGCATCCATTAAAATTGGGGCACTAAACGCCGCTTGGGCCAAAGCTTGTGATGCATTTAAGAATGAGTTTTCTTCTTTTGGAGAAGATCAAGGCATGGCCAACCAAGGCCTAACCGAAAGGGAGTCCGGTATTATCACCAAATCAATACCCGGGTTTACTGGCAAGGTAGTCAGAGCTGGGATCAACTTACTTTTATCTGGCGACGAGTTCACAAAGAACTTCAGGGCAAACATGTATGTTGGAGCATTTGCGTACAGGGTTGGCAAGGCAAAGGGCTTGTCCGGAACTGATTTGACTGACTTTGTAGAAAATCAAATTGCTGACAAAAGTTCAATTGCTTGGGATTTGGCCGTTAAAAGAACTCTTAGGGACACATTCGGACAAAATCTTGCTTCCGAAGAGAATGTATCAAGGAAAACACTTGGCAAAACAAGAAGCATTGGCGAAGGCTTTGGAATTGTTCCTCAAGCCGCCAGAAACATAAACGCAGGAATAGCCAAAATGGCACAGCAAGCATCACAGACAGATGGAATAGGCAACATTACAATTGGAGGAAGATCATTTAGCCCAGCCGAATTCGCCTTAAGGTTTGCACAGAGTTTCTTTATATTAATTAAAAGCCCATATAATATTGCTAGAGCCGCCGCCGCTTACTCGCCTCTTGCAGGGTTAAATGTTATTGCGAGAAACGCAGCCGGAACAAGAACGACAATCGACCCAGAGACAGGAAAAACAATTAAATATATGCAAGCAGAGGACTATGAGGCCTCTGTTCAGAGGCATACCGAAGCCATGCTTGGAATGATGGGGATGGCCGCTTTATGGAGTGCTTTTGAGGGAGATGATGATGACGACGAGAAAAGAGTATTTGGACTTTCATGGATGCCCAAGATACTAATTACAGGATCATCCGACAAAGGCCCAAAGACAAGATACGGGAATCAAGCCACAACCATCACGGTTGGCGGTTACTCGTTCCCTTATGGGCGGTATGAACCATTGTCAGGATTAGCGTACCTAGCGGACCTAGCAAGAGAGGCAAAACAAATCCAAAAGGGTCGCGGATCTGCTGGGGCAAGAGTTCAACAATGGGCAAGCGACTTCATTTCATACCCATTTAGCAAAACCTTTTCAAAGTCGTGGCGCGATCTTGCAAAGTTTGCAAGCGTGAAGGGAGTTCCAGAAGTGATGCAAAACAGGATAGCATCTGTTGTTGTACCCAACTTTTTCCGTAGGCTTTTTGAGCCCGGAGCTGTTACCGCTGGTGAAGAAGAATGGGATTCCGAGCGGTTATCTGGTTGGAGTTGGAACGAGATGGGTGGATGGATTAATGCCACCCTTCCGGGACTTCCATCAATGCTTTCCGAAGCAGGCGTCAAAGGAGTAGCCTCTGAGGGACTTCCACCAAGATCGCTTGCCGACCTAAGCGTTAAAAAGAGAAATGTTGCGGTTAGTGAAACTATAGCAAAAAGAATCCTTCCAGATAGGGCGGCAAGATTAATTGGCGGAATTACAAGAGGACTCGTACCTGAGGGTGGTTTCTATGAGGCCCCAGCAAAAACGAGGCTAGAAAAGTTCATTTCAGCTTACAACGCAAGGTATCCGCAAACATCCTATAACCCAAAGCCACCCAACAAGTTCGTGCAGATAAAAGATAAGAATGGGATATCCAAGAACGAACAGATGACGCCTCGCGAATACAAGATGATGCTGGAAATGGCCTCAAAACTAGGCACGGCAAGGATCAATTCTGTATTGAGCGACGAGAATATTGCGAACCCAACAGAGAATGTCCGCAAACTGGTCGATAAAATCCGAGAGGATGCAGTTAGCTCGGCCAGAGAAGCTGTAAAACGTGCGCGTCGCTATCAAAACGAAAAAGCTGTTGAGCCAGCCTCCAGCTAGTAGGTAAAAGCCGATGGCGTCCACACAAATCGAGAATCTTGTCGCTAGAGCAGAAGCACTTGAGGAAGCGCTAGATACGCCAAAAAGCACCGAAGAGGGAGAGGCTCTTGGTGGCGGTAAACCAACAGAAACAGGATTTTCCTCGGCATATAAGCTCACAGCAGAACAGGAGAGAATCCTTGTAGATCATGCGGTTGAGAGGCTTCGCAAGCTTGAGCGTGATATGGGCAGATCCCTAGTCCGAAACATGGCGTGGAGCACTCAGTCCGGCACAATGGCCGCTTACGACACCTTCTTAGGACGCAGACAGGTCTTTGAATGGCTTTACGAAAATAACGTAGATTGGAGGCCTGCGGTCATGGGTGGAATCTTTGAGCACAGCAACCTTGTTGTGCCTATTACCCGCCGAATCGTCCGCCAGATGATTGCCCGGGCTCAGAAATACTTCATCGGCACAGATCCTTGGTTTGCAACCTTCCCTCAGGGGCCGGCAGATAGGGACATTTGCGATAAGGTTGAGAAGTACGCTCGCTGGAAGTTCGATAAGACCAAGCTGAAGGAGGCTATTGCCATGATCCTTCAGATGGCCTTCGTGCGTGGCGAATGCGTAGTTAAGACCACCTTCCAAAAGAAAGAGAACATCTTCCAGCGGAAGGCCAAGGTTCTGGTAGATGCTGATGGCAACGACATCCTTGGAGCTGATGGAGACATTATCACCGATACGGACGCTTTTGTTATTGGACAGGACGGAATGACCCTTGTTCTCCAAAGGGACGGAGTAACCGAACAGCCCCTTGTACCTATTTTCATTGAGAAAATCATCACCCGCAAAGTCGTGACCCATAGCGGTCCTACTGCCGAGCCGATCTACTACCAAGATTTTATCTGCCCCCTAAACGCAACAAGCATCGATGATGCCGACTTCTGCGCTCACCTTTACGATGCTCCCGTGATGGAGTTAACCGACTTTTACTCGAAGTCACCCAAGGAAGAGACTCCAGAAGCAGAATTGGCAAGGCTGACAGCCGCTATTGAACAGATTCGCTTAGGCGCCGGTGAAAGCGGAATGGCTAAATCGGCAACAGGCCAAGCAAGAGTCGAGCGCGGGGAGACCCAACTCAGCCCAGACGATACGAACCCCAAGATGGAAATTGCAGAATGCTACATCCGTTATGATGCTAACAATGACGGAATCCTTGAGGAAATCGTCCTCATGCTCGATGTTCAAAACCGCAGGGCTTTGTATTATGACTATCTAGCCAATGTAACTCCCGACGGGAAAAGGCCGTTCACCGCAGTCCGCATCAACCCTGTTGACGGCCGGTGGTATGGTTTGGGTGCAGTTGAGCAGTTCAAGACATCCCAAGACTTCGTTGATTTGACGATTAACAGGCTGAATTTCGCTCAAGGAGCCTCTGGAAGGGTCACTTTCTGGCGTCCCGACGCTACCTTTGAGGGGTCGGCAAATCCCAATTTGATCCTCAATACTGGCGGGACTTACACGCTTCGGCCCGGGTTTTCCGCTCCTGACGCCCTCACCTACGTCAATTTGCCAGAAACAAAGAACAATGACCTAAACTTCATGCTTAATTACTTCACTCAGATCGTCCAACTGGAGTCGGGTGTTGTGAACGGCGGGGATCAGGAGTTTTCTGGTTTGCCTAGCAGTAAGCTCGCAACCGGAATCCGCTCCATTGACCAAGCTGGGACCGAAATGTTCAGCCAATATCTGCTCTCGCTTGAGTCTCCCCTCACCCAGATCATCAACCGACTCATGACCATTCTTCTGGATAATTTAGATAAACAGGAAGCCTTTACCTACCTCGAGGGAGATGCGGCGAGCTTAATCAGCGTAACTCCTGACGATGTGCGGGGGATGGATCTAAACATCAAGCTCCTCCTAACCCGCTATCACGGAGAGCAACAGCTACAAAGCAACGCCCAAGCGGCCAATCTGGTTGCTCAATTCTACGGACTGCCTCCAGAGGTTCAGCAGAAAGTCGGACTCTTCTACCGCCAGAGCTTAAAGGCTCTTGGAATCATGGAAGCCGACTCGATTATCCAAGCTTTTGAGCCACCTCCCGCAGTTAATGGCATTACCCCAGACGGAAGAGTCTTTGGACAGGCTGGATCTCCGGGTTCCCCCACTTCTTCGGTTGGTGGATCTAGGCAGGTTCCGATGGATGCGGGATCGGCTGGAGGGCCAAATCCGGGTAATGGGACATCGCTATGACCCTTAATCAAGCGTTTGGTACTGGAAACGTAACAGCAACCACAATTAGTGGCGTCACAAAAGTGACATTCAAGAAATCTCTTTTCGATGAAATTTCAACAGCGGAAGCAAACGCTACGGGGGGAGACATTCGCAAGGTTGTATACGGAATGGTCAAAGGGCTAATTGGAATCGTTAACTCCGAGAGGGCAAAAGACACAACCCTGACAAGCGTGGTTCCATCTGAGTCATACCAAAACCTGTATCCTTCGGACGATACGCAATACTCAGGACAAATGGTGTTTGCAGTTGCGCCTATTGTTAACGACGTAAAGGACGAGCCTTAATATGGCTTTCAATAAAGCCCCAAGTAGCTGGCTTACGGGGTACACCTACACCAGCGATCAGATCTCCTTCAGCCTGTCTGGGGACTACACAGCAGAATGCCAAGATGCAATGGGTTTAATCTTTAGAGTCACGGACGAGATTCTGAATAAATATACCAGCAAAACACCTTCCGAAAGGCCGGTTCAATGGGAGTCGTCCTGTCTAATAACTCAACCAACGCAGGCAAACCCAAGCTCGCTTAAAACAATCACAAACAAATTTGTATTAGATGCAGAGCTATTTTCTGGGTTAGCCATACCGTCTCTTGACGTAACAATATCAACTCCCGACATGGTTTATACTGGTTTTGGCTATGGGGCTACGTCTTACAGCGCCCCCAGCGGAAGCTCTGTGACCATTACCTATAGTGCAGATGGCGGTCAGACATTCTCAGGGACGCTCCCTGTCGCGAGGGGATCTTATATTGCTAGAATCGTAGCAACAAAAGACGGAAGGTCTGGAACGGCAAGGTCAGGGTTCTCTATACTTAAATCAACTCCAGCCGTAATTGCTGGGAATGATATTACGGAAGAATATTCATCTGGGACGATAAACACTAACTTTTATAGCAGCGCAAATTTTGTTTCAATTACTTCATCAAACCCAGCCGTGGTGTCAGTTGTATCCTTTACTACAGGAGGGGGAGTTGTTCTACAGAAGAACAGCATTGGGCAAGCAGATATTATAGCATATACAGAGGAAACATCCGACAACTACACATCCTCCGGAAGTAAGGCGGTAATCTTAACAGCCAAACCAGCATTGATAAATGCTCCAGCAACCTTAGCTATTTCAGCATCAAACGGGCTATCTCAAGCTCTTCAATTCACCCCAAACTTTACCCTGACTCCAATTAGGTACTCTTTGCTAGAAATAACTTCTAGCAATACTGCAGTAGCTACAATACAAAAGGGTTCAGCCTACCCGCCAACAATCAATATCATTACAGGTGGAGCTTGCGAGATTGCCATTGCATTCCCCGGGGACTCTGAATACGGATCTGTAACAAGCCTGACTGCACTTACTGTTTCTGGAATAACTCCAGTTCAAGAGGTTGCAATAGCCAAAGCGTCATCGCAGGCGCTTTTCAGCGGAGATGATGGCATCGTAATTACACAACCAACGAGTCCAGCAACAGGCCCATGGGGATCTAATAAGTTATGGACGATTAGGATTGGATTAGATTCAGACCAGAACAATGAAGTCGACGGGCAAATCCCAACGCTTCCATACGTCTTTGAAATAGCAATTACAGACGCCATCGGGCAACAGGGATCAACCGGAGCAACTTCTACCACCTTTACAAACTATGCAACAAATAACTGGATATCATTCTCTATCTCCGGAGGGAAAATTATAGCAACAGTAACAAGTGCACCGTCTTCACCTAACAACGGAGAAATCTCTGGGGGAGCTTTATTTGTAACAAAAGCCCCAGCAGATGGGGTGTTGGCATGGACAGCGCAGTTTGAAATAACTGTATACGTTGACGGACCTAGGCTTGCTCTTTATCAGTCTGGTTTTTATGGAGAGGCAGGAATAGACCCAGAAAAAGAAATAAGCTCAACATCACTTACTCTTAATACACAAGCTCAAGGCGAACCATTTCTTTCGCAATGGGATTCCGACGAAGAACATGCTGTACGGATGAAGGTTATTGGAGCCGGCGGAGCACCTACAAATAAATCCGCTTCAATCGCCTTACTCAACCAGTATGGCCAGCCTTTTTCAGATGATTCCGTATATTTAAATTCTGGGTCTAACAGCATTTCTGTGGAGCAAAACACCTACTTTTATCTGTTTATAAAAGAGCCACTTACTTTCATGATATCTATTTCGCTACAAAATTCAACGCCAACATATTCAAAAGTCTTCACTATTGCTGTGTCTCAGGTTTCGCCTTCACTAACCCTGCAAATACTTCCGGTGTCAAGTGGCCAAAATTCACATATATGTTGTGATACAAATGGATGCCCCGATTTTTCTTTAATTGCAAATGTCCAAGAATACCCACCCCTTATCGCTCAGATTGTACCAGAGACATTGGCTTGGTCTGGTAGCGAATCACGTCTAGGCGTTACTTTTTCTAGCTCAAAAGTATCTACCACAGGCGAAAGAGTTAAAATATCTGGGGGCAAGACAAAGTTTAATATAAAAGCAACAGGCGATAGTTATCTTACGATGACCCTTTCAACTCCAAGCAGCGAGTTGTATAAGAGCTTTTCAATCACAAAAAGCATAAGAGTAAAAAAGCCAATCCTTAAAGGCGAATATAGAAGCACAAAAAAGATGTTTAGTGATTATTTGCAAGGACAAACGGGATTATACCAAACTTCGGAGCATGTTCTTGGTCTTGGAGGAACGGGTTATGGCGTCATGGGGGTTTATGATCAGATACCAGAGCGAACTACAACTTATACGGCAACTCCAGAAAGCGGAGTAGCTGGATACGATCCTGCAGATGCCAATACCTTTGGCCCTTCCGTATATCTGGCCAGTATAGACCTGTACGGATTTTCCTGCCTTAGTGATCTTGGTGCAAACAGGCGTTCATACATTAGTTCGCAACTGCCAGAAATACCAATGATCGCAAAAACCTTGCCTACATTATATTCTCAATATGGGTCTTATGGGTACAGCCCAAACTCAACTCCACCTGAAGACGTAGTTAGCACTACAGGGATTGACTTAGAAACGATCTACATGGGAACCTCTCCGGAATACGGAATCTTCTACGGAAACAAACAAACGCCGAGGACGAATAACGCCAAATGGGGCGGTTATGGTAATTGGTTGCTAAATCAAAACGAAACAATTAAAACCGCTCATAGGGGTAGTGGTGCAAGCAACTACAGCGCCTACACCGGATTTAGCCAGCTAGTTGGATTCGGCGTTGGTGGCGTCTATATCGGATTTGACCCAACCTCTGCTATTAGACTAAGCAACCCTATGAATACCGTGAGAGAAATAAGGTTTTATTTGGCCACTCTTAACGTAGCACTAGTGTACAACATGTTTGTCCCTTTTAATGGCAGAATAGCTGACGGCACAACGAGGTTAAATTCAGTAGCGGGCCCCAACAATAATACCGAGACGTCACCATACGGACCGTGGACATATTGGATCGGGGAGAATAGCGATGTCCAACTTTATACATCTCCAGATTTCCCATATCAGAATGGAACGATCTCCGATTATTTCCAAATTACTGGACCAACAAAAACGCTTACCTTCAGAAGTGAGGCAGGTATGGGAAGCAACCCAGCCGTTCCCGGCACCCCACCTACCGTCAGGCTTGGAGATGATGAGTTCACCGGGAATTACTTTGGCTCGCAATACTGGCAAGACGGAGATTCCGTTGAGGTGGTCAATATCAGCACGGGGGCATAAAATGGACAAAAGCTCAATGGTCGGATCTGTCAGCGCAAATGACATTAACGCATTAGGCGTAAGCCCAGCAAAAACATACGGGCATGTGGCTGGAACACCCGCAAGGTTCTTCGGTGCTGGTATTATCAAGCTTCCAAAGCTGGATGATGAAACTCCTTTCCGTGTTCACATAAGAAAGACTCAGGCAGGGTCATACGAGTTCAAGGCAAGAACAGGCTTTGTTGACGGGCTAAAGGCAACCGGAGGAACCACTTGGGACCGAATAGTTCCGCAAAGCCAATCAGTAATCCTTTCGGCTACAGTAGAAAAAGATACAATGACGATAACAAAGGCCGAGGTTAAAGCCGACAAGGTTCAAGAACCTTTCAGAGTAATAATCTCTGGCGGCACACAGACCTACGCAAAGATTATTATTGCCCAGTTTGAAGTATCCGGAAACGAGGTAACAGTCATACAGAATGTAAAAACAAATCTCATAGCCCAGCTAAAATGTGTAGATGGGTACGCCGCAAAGATTCTGCTTCAAGAATACTTAACAACATGAGCCTGTTATTTGATGTACCATGCCTAACGATTAAACCTTCAAAAAAACCTACTGACATGGATCAAGATTATTGGGACGCAAGGAACAAAGTCTCGATAACATTAGCCCAATACGTGAAATGGGTTAACGCAAAATGGGAGGGAGGAAAGGTTATGTCTGGTTCCTACAGCAAAGAAGTATATTGCGACACGTGTAAATCATACGAAATCACGGTTCACTTATCAACAAACAAAACTCATGACGAATATTATAACAGGCTCAACAAAGTGGTAAAGAATAATTTAACATGCGAAGGAGATCCAAGGGATGGATTTAATAACGAACCAAGTAGATATGGGAAAATACCTGAAGCAGACCTAATGAAGATGAGGTACAATGTATGCTACGGAAATGAAGCTACAGCAGTCTTTCTTACGAAATATCGCAGAACAAATAATCCGGGAGGAGACTATTGCTCTCCGGGTGAAGGCGCCCCGCCCGCAGAGGATAGGTGTGCGCCCGGAATTGCGAATGTCGACAGCAGATCCATGAGCACAACCACATGCGGAAATTGCACATATAGTGGGCCTAATAATAATTATATTGAGGGAAAAACAGCATGCGTTTGGTGTTCATATAATGTGAGGTTCTGTTCGTCAATAGCCATTAAAATCCTTGGCGGATGGTACGATATTGAAACAAAGAAAGTATTCCCAGATATTGCATTCGGCGGGTCTTACCCAAGATACAATTGGGTTGGCTATGCCTTAAAAGATTCCGAGAACACGGGACCACAAGGCAAACACAGAACAAGTACAAACGTTAAAGTAGATGGAATTAGTATTCCGTGCGGAACAGATTGGAGTACTTACGGAGATTCTGGGGGCATAAACTCAACGCTAACATGGACCGCAAGAATTAGGGATCTCTAGCCTGTGCGTCGCTAGACCATAAACTTTTTGCGAGCAACCCCTTGGGGGGCAGAAGTTATGCATGAGCGACAACACTCCGGCGCAAGCCGAGAACACTCCAACAAGCGTCCCAGAGACGCAAAACCCTAAGACTACAGATGTGGCGGCGCTTGATGAGCGCGCGTACCACGAAATCATCCAAGCCTTAGATCCAAACGCAACTCCCGAACCTGCCAAGGAAGAGCCAAAAGCTGAACCTGAACAGGAAGCACCTGTGGCGGAAGCCCAAGAGCCAGAAAAGGAAGAAGCAAAGGAAGAGGTTAAGGAAGAAGCCCCAGCCCAAGAAGAGTCTGATATCGCCCTGCCCGAGCGGGTTCGTATCGGTTCTTGGTCGGAAACCGAAAGAAAAGCCCTGCAAATTAGGGCTCGTAATCCGGATCTGACCCTTGAGCAGGCCATCAGCATGGTGAAAGGCAAAGACGAATCAGCCTCCCCTGCCCCAGCCGAGCCAACACCAGAAGAAATCGAGACCAAAATCGACGCCAAGGCCCAAGAAAAAGCCAATGCGATCAAAGCGCTCGAATTCGACAAAGCGGCTCAGTTAGAGCTTGAGATGGCAGACCTGTCAAAGGCCTACCGCCGTGCAGAGAAAGTTGCATCCGAAAAAGCAGAGATCCAGAAAGCAGTAAGAATCGAGGAGTCCGAGAAGTCCAAGAAATTGGCCGTTGAATACTACCCCGATACTGCGAACAAGGATTCGGCTTTAACCAAGAAGATGTATGAGATCTTTGATGTCCTACAAGACACCAAAAATCCGTTGGTTAATGATCCGAACCTGCCCATTCGGTTGGCACAGATGGCCGCTAATGAGCTTGGGATTGCCCCTAAAACGGCAAGCAAAATCCCAGCCAAACCAGCGGTAGTAGCGCCCTCGCCAAGCGCCGCCCGTCGTAGTCAACCCACTATACAACCCGCAAGCGGTAACGCTCGCACTAATTCACCCCAACCAGTTAGCGCAAAAGATGTCTTGTCCAAGATTGAGGATGTGGATCAATTCCGCGCCCTCATGGCAAGTCTCTGATGCGTTGGGAGGGGTAAAAGGAGGATAATACTATGGCTGAAAACCTTAGCATTCCTACAAATAACGCTACTAGCGACTTTAAGTCGCAATCCCCCACGTTCCTTCCGGAATTGTGGAAAAAAGGAGTTCAACTCTCGGAAGCCGCTGAGAACTTTTTCAATCAGTTCGAAGGCCCGACTGAGAATTACTCCGTAATGTCGGTCCGCGACTTGTCTCGCGGAGCTGGCACCAAAATCACGTTCCGCACCATGGCGCAACTCTACGGAGAAGGCGTACAGGGCGAAACACTCATCAACAGCAACACGGAAGATTTCCGCGTTGGTGCTTACAACCTGACCGTTGATTTCCTACGGCATGCGGTTTCTTACAATCGCCGGCTCGAAGAGAAAACGGCTTTGGCTTCTGAATTGAAGTCGAATGTTCCTGTCATGCTGGGCAACTGGCTTGGCCGGATGAAGACTGAGCGCTTGATGAAACTCTTCCTCCACAAGGGGAACGGGCGGAATTATGTGTTCGCCAACGGCAAAGCTAATACCGATGCCTTGTTGAGCACGGACACCCTCAGCTACGATGGAATCATTGCCTACGGACAACAGCTTCGCACTCGCGGTGCTCGTCCCGCTCAGGTTGCGACCATCGACAAGAACAAGCTCAACCGCTACGTGGTAGTTTCCACCGGTGAAGGGCTCCTCTCGCTGAAAAGCGAAGACAAGTACCTGAAGGCAGTTCAAGCGGCTGGTGGGCGTGAAGGCTACAATGGAGTTCAATTCACGGGCGGATTCGTTGACCTCGACGGCCACATCATTCGTCAGTTTGATCCTATCGATCACGACGGATTTGGTGCTATCGGGTCTCCTCTGAACGCGAAAGCAACCCTCGGAACGGCGATCACCGCCACCACGGGTTCTGCGATCACGGTTCGGGCGACTGCCACTCAGGTGAGCGCGACCATCCCCGGATACGGAGCCTCGTACTTCAAGTACTTCTCTGGCTTCAGCTATCCGTTCAGCGCGGACGATTCGGACAACAAGATCCTCGGCACGGCCACCACCGGTGGTTATGTCTTGATCCTCAACCTGACGGGTTCCGATGCAGGCAAGTACGGTTTCTACCGCTACTCTGCTAACAACGGCAACACCCTCACCTTGGATCGCGGTCTCGTTGCCACCACCGGAACTGAAGGCACGTCGGAAGCGTTCCAACTCAAGAAAACAGTTGGAAGCGTTGCCAGCCATGCCACCACCGGTGCTTGGGCTAACGCCAACCTCACCAACAGCCACCCCGTAGGCTCGCTCGTTATCGAGACGAATGCTCGCGGTGTTGCGATTGGTCGTTCCCTCGTCTTGGGAGCCATGGCCGCTGTTCGCGGTTACGGATCTCTCGACGGCGAGCGCTCCGAGGAAACCTTTGACGGAGATTTCGTGCGTAAGACCTACATTACCTCGATCTTCGGACAGGCTCCTTACCAGCGTCCGGACGGCGATCTGCCTAACTTCTTGGTCGCTACCCATGCGGTCAACTACGCAGGTCTGAATCTGCCCTCGGTGACTAGCTAAAGTCATATTGGAACGGGCGGGAAGGGTTCAAACCCCTCCCGCCCTTCCTCTTTAATATAAAATGAGAGCAGTTTGCGTTATCCGAGACGGGCCAAGGTATGTGCCTGTCTTCGTTATTCACGATAAAACCAACAAGAGACATAACTTTGTTTGGTCTGCCGTGTATAACGCCCATATCTGGGATCGTGGAGATCTAGGACCAGAAGACTCCCGCGACCTAGATAATATCCTTTCTAGAGCAGACAATTTCTACCGAGCTTCCGTGATTCTAAGGCCTGACGATGTCACGCCTCCTATCGTTCCTAATGAAGTAGTCGAACAGCCTAAGCCTAAAAACAAGGGTGGACGCCCACGGAAAGTGCAGGTGGCGTGAAGGTAAACGAAGCCATTGATGCCATGTACGAAGTGTTCGGGGTTCCGAACAATGCTTCAGCGCCTCCCATCATGCAGAGGCGTATCTTCAATGACCTCAACTCTGCCATGCAGTTGCTATGGACGAAGGGGCATCGGCTTCTTGATTACTACACAAGAGGCGAAGTCACAGTAACCATCCAAGCTAACAGCAAGTCGCAAGCCCTTTCCGACAGCGTTCAGTCCGTGATTGGCCCTGTCCGCAGAGCCACGGACAACATGATGCTTCGACCAATTAAAAGCCGTGGCGAATACGAGAATTACGCAAGCATCTATGCCGGTAGCTTGACCCAATTAGCTGGCTCCCCTCCTCAGGCTTACTTCATTGAGGCATCGAGGAATTCGCCACCCGACGCAACAAGCATCAGCATTTTTGTTGTCCCTGTTCCGATTGTGAGTACGGACCTCAAGGTTGCCGTATCCCTAAATGCTCCAGCCTTTACCCAGACGGATTACACAAACCACACGGAGATACCAATCCCCCACAACTATGCAGAAACCCTGCTGTTGCCCGTGGCCAGATATCTCACATGCTCTTCCCTTTTCTTTGCTGATAAATCGAAACAACGCGAGCCCCTGCTGAAAGCAGAATACGACAGGGCTCTACAAACCCTGGTGGAATCCGTATGACGAGTCTTCAACTAGCGCAAAGGGCTTTGTCTTTCACAAAGTTACCTACCGACCCAGCGAACATCTCGGCCAACGAGGCCGCTACGATAGTTGGTGCGATCAATGCTGGAATGTCTCGTTATTACATCAGCGCACCCAGCGGAAGGAAAACAACCCCTGTAACTGCCTACATCAAGGCTCCTGAGCCGGTAAACATTGGACTTACAAAAGGGTCTTATAATACTACCGGACTAAACCTCGGAACCGATGACAGAATGGGCGACACAATTCTTGTCGCTGACAGGAAGATTCGTTTGGCAATTGGAACAAAGCTCCGTGAGCCATGGCCTCTTGAAACAGGAACATACGCAGGCACTCTTTATGATGATGCCGTTCCGCTTTATACCCCTGTCCGCAGGATTGAGGGTTATGTCATTTTCGATGAGCGTTATAGACTCCCTTTCCTTGCCGACACACCCGTAAGAGAAGATGAGATAGTAGTTCCAAGAAGGAGCGGATCGCCGGCGTTCTTTTCTATTGAAAGCCTTGGGGACGCCGTCGGTGGATCTGCCAGAGCTCTTGTGAGACTATACCCTGCCCCTTCTCAGGCTTCCACAATCCGATTCGCGGCAAGCATCGAAGCCCAAACATTCACGATAGCTAACTTGTCTGATGCTGTTGCCGTGTACGCCAGCCCTATGGATGTTGAGGCATTTATCGTGCCTTTAATCGCTTCAGAATTGGCTCTAACGCAATACTGGCAAGACGGAGTATCCCGAGAGCTTGCAATTGGCAAAGGCAGGGAAACAGAGGCTTTCCTTCGAACATACCATGAGCCAACCGGCCCCTCCATGAGCAGGGCTCTTACCCCAATAGGATTCTAATGGCTTTAGTAGCAACATTCGATCTTGCCGAGAACATGATAACCAGCGTCCTATCGCAGGTTCGTCGTGGCGTATCGCTATCCAGAATGGATAACACGGAGAATTCAACTAGGGGGGTAATGGTCGACCTTCCCGAAAAAATTGATTTTGAAATAAACCTGCTTAAATACCACCAGCTTCTCAGCAGGCAGACAACATCGACAGAAACGAGTTTATCTGCAGACGCAGAGTCATTGGCTTCAGTTGACTCGGAGTTATCACGCGACAGCGAAAGATCCCTAGATAATTCGCGGTCGGGCGGAGGCTCGAATGAGGGGAACCGATCTTTATCCAGAGAGGTCAGTCTCGACTCAAATCGTGGTGGTGAAGGCTCATCAATGAGAGGCGGCGGAAGCTCATCTGATTCCGTAAGTTCAAGCGGAACGGAAGACAGGAGCTCAAAGAAAAATGAAAAAGAAATTGATTCTGCGTCGAGTAGCTCAAAAGAGAACTCTAACGAGACCAATAAGGACAATTCAACTAGATTAGACTACGAATGCTCAGACAAGTGGGTTACCTCTGAGACAAACAGAAATTATTGGAAACTCGATGAAGATACTGGAGTAGTAACACAAGCATCATGAGCTTTACACTTGTAGATTATCTAAATAGCGCAACAGGACAATCGGTTAACTCCGGTAGCGGTAGTGGGTCTAGCTCTGGATCGTCCTCTGGCTCATCATCGGCATCATCCTCAACCAGCACCTCTTCATCTAGGAGTAGCTCAACGAGCGATTCGTCTAGTCAAAGCTCTAGCCGTAGCGGAAGCAATTCAAGCAGCAACAGCAGGTCTTCATCTACAAGCGGAATTTCAAGCAATAGCTCAAGCGGATCAAGCTCATCCTCTTCCTCTAGGAGCGGTTCCTCTTCTAGCTCCACAAGTTCTAGTGGGTCTGGTAGCCGTTCTGGCTCATCAAGTTCTTCATCCAGTAGATCTTCTAGTTCGTCCAGATCGTCTTCTGGCGGGTCCTCGAGAACAGAAACTCAAAAAGATGATATCGGCTGTGTTGTCCGATTCAGCGTTCCAATTGTTGTCCAATTCCCGGGAGATGTTTCGCCATGAATGACGAAGGCAAAGCTCTTGAGCGGATAGCTCGCGTTGAGGAAAACCAGCGGTGGGTGATGCAAAACCTAACCGATATTCGAAATATGCTTGAGAAGTCCCTGTCCGAGAAAGGAGAGGCCCATGAGCGTGTTTTAGAAAGGCTAAATAACGTCGAGGATGATGTCACCGGAATAAAAACCAAACTATGGATGTTTGGGATTGGTGCTGGAGCGATCCTGACGGCCTTATGGGAGCTTGCAAAAGCAAAGCTATGGGGTGACCACCCGTGACAATTGTCCAGCTTTCAGATCTGGATGATTTCTTAAAAGACTCGCTATCAATAGTGAGGCGTGGAGTTGCTAATGCGAGGAACGCAAATCAGTCAAACCCTGCCCTCGGAATTATGGCAGACCTCCCAGACAAAGTGGATTTTGAAATAATGGTGGTATCAAATCACCAATCTTTAAGCAGAGTAGCATCAACCACATCTTCCGATTCAAGCTCAATTAGTGAAATACTTGGGTCTAGGGAAAATGGTGGCTCACTAACCGGAGGTTCTTCCGTTGAGTCCAACTCTAAGAGCGATTTAGCCAACGAGAGTTCTTTAGACACATCTTCCATAACTAACTCGAAAAAAGCGGATTCTGGAAGTTCATCCTTTGAACTCGATTCAGAAACATCAAATGGAAATTCCAAGGAATATGATAACTCCTCATCAAAAGGGTACGGCACATCCGACAGCAACGAGAAGGGAACAAGAAGCGAAAACAGATCAGCCACAAATACCTCTTCAAACAACAAAAACGAGAAAAGCAAAAGCATGCAAATAGGCCGAACAAGAGAGAGCAACAAGCATCAGGTAAAAGGATTTGACCAATCCACCGGCCGATGGGGAGGCCAGAATTTCGCTCCAGTTCAACCAGAAAGACAAGAACTAAAATGCTCTTAGTATTTGCGTTATTTTTCTTGGCTGGGTGCTCAACCACACAGCATCAATCCCCATCTTTTGATAGGGCATATTCCTACTTAGACCAAGCGTCTGACTCTGCATCCGGGAGGACGGCGGAAGCCATCAAAAAAGCCAAAGAGCAGATTATAGCCGCAGATAAAGCGTGTTTAGCCAACACAGAAGCCCTCGATGAGGCTGTTAGGGCCAAAAACGAGGCGATCAAAGACGCCGAATACTGGAAAGCAAAACAGCGGAAAGCTCTTAAAGAGCTATGGGTATGGCGCGGGCTTCTAATTGTGGTTGGATTGTTTGCCCTCAGGGGGCCGATCTTCTGGGTGATTCGTAAATTCATAGGTATCCCTTGGTGAAGAAATTCATTTCCCATCTGCAAGGCGTCACCTGTTTTTCCATTGCGTCCTTCATATTCTGGTTCTCTGGGCCGATTGTTCAGCATTTCGACCCAACCGCTGGAGTTTGGGATCGCGGGTCAATGCACGGGCTGGCGATTGGAGCTTGTGCATACTTTCTTGCCGTATGGTTGGCTTGGCTGGCCTTTCAGATTGAGTGGCCTTCTTTAGATAAGCACATCGACGAGAACAGGTGGCTTCAAGACATGCGAGCCATGTCCCCTGCTTCTCGGGTTTGGTTCACCTTAGCTGTCTGGTCAGTTCTATTTACTGGAGCCCTTTTATGCCTTCTGTCATGGAGGTAATCAAATGCGCCTGTCACTTGTCGGTATTGTGTTTTGTCTCGCTAATACGCTACTTGCGGGACCAAGAGAGGACGTTGCCTTTATCGCAACAGCCCTATTGGAGACAAAAGAAGAATGGGGCGAAAACTCGGGGCCCATGGTGGATCAAATCCTTGCTTCCGTGGGTCTTCCTCCCGGGAATCCTTGGTGTGCGGCTTTCAACTACTACTGCTTTAGCCGAGCCGGTTATGCGGATGCCGTCCCCAGAACAGGTTGGTCTCCGTCGTGGTTGGCTGGACAAAGAAAGCCAGCCGAAAAAGCCCAAACCGCCGACGTCTTCGGTATCTATTTTAGCAGTCTCCGCAGAATTGCCCATACAGGGATCATAGAGAAGCCCTGTAATGGCTACTGCATAACCATAGAAGGAAACACAAACAATGGAGGCTCAAGAGATGGAGACGGGGTCTATCGCAGAAGAAGGCCAAACAAAACAATCGTCATCAAAGATTGGCTCGAAGAAGCCGTCTCTCGGTGACATTAAAAAGGATGTAAAGCCGGCTGAGTGGCTTGAAAAGGCCTTAGGCCAACCCGACATCCAGAAGTCTATCGTAAAAGCTATTGCTGACTCTCTGGGTGCGGTTAAGCACCAGTGGGACGGAAAGAGACAGCAGGCCGACGAAGTCCCTGACTACGCGACGCGCATAAAAGCAGCCGAACTAGCGTTGTCCTATATCGTTGGTAGACCGGTAGAACGGCAACAAATTATGGTCGCACACCAAAAAATGGATGATCCGGTCAAAATGGTTAAGTCCAGCCCAGCCCTCAGAACTGCTCTCAAGGAGCTATTGGAGGAACCTAGTGAGTCATAAGAACGGGGTCACAAAAGACCATGAGGTAGATAGCCATACAATATGGACATCCGCCTACATGGATGGGCGAACTAAATACGAGTCAGGCCACAAAGAGCATAAGTCAAAGTTCTGGACGGCTGGTTTGGCTTGGTATGCGAGCAACCTTCGAGACGAGATCCTAGATGGCGTTGCTTATGTCCATCACCTCACCCTTCGAATCGGAACGCTCCTAGATATTGCGGAACAACTTGAGAAGAAGAAAATTACACCCAAGCAAGGGGCAAAAATGATCCGAGAAATAGTCTCGGCCAAGCCAATTGATGAAGATAACTAAATTCGTTGCGGCCGGCGATGTGCATGGAGACGAGCAGGATAAGAAGTCCGTTCAGTCGCTCCTGTCATTTATGGCTCACTATAAGCCCTCCCTAGTGGTCATGACGGGCGACCTTTGGGATTTCAAAAGCCTTAGGCGTGGCGCAAGCGACGATGACCAAGCTGAATCTCTGGAGCGAGATTGGGATGCTGGAGAGGAATTTATTAAGGACTTCTTTGCCTATGGAGATGAGCGTGTCTTCCTCAGGGGAAATCACGATGAAAGGCTTTGGGACTTGGCAAATAGCGCAAGGTCTGGATTGGCTAGAGATTACGCAGAGCAAGGGATCGAGCGTGTGGAGGATTTGCTGAAGAAACTAAAGGCTAGAATGTTGCCATACGACTCTGTCGGAGGTGTGTATTCGCATGGGAGCTTGAAGTTCGTTCACGGATACGGCCACGCAATGCATTCGGCCAAACAACACGCCGATGCCTACGGCAATGTTCTTTTTGGGCATACCCACGCGATTGATTACTTTAAGTCAGTCTCCATCGACAATCGGGAGGGTTGGAATATCGGAGCTTTGTGCAACCTAGCGCCATCCTACAACAGAAATAATATGAGGCGCATGAGGTGGCAACACGGATGGGCTTTTGGGGTTATCTACGATGATGGAACCCATGATGTTTTCCAAGCAAAGCAAAGAAGCGGGAAATTCACGATACCAACCAACGTGAGGACACTATAATGCTACACCGGAAGACCAAGGGTAAGGACGAATGGACAAAACTGCTCATGCAGACCTTGACCAAGAATGTCGATGTAATCCCACCGGGCTGGCTTACAAGCGACGAAGTGGCTAAAAAGTTCGGCGTCCAAAGAAGTCAGGCAATTAAACTTCTAAAAGACATGAGAGAAGACGGACTTGTCGAGGCAAAGCAGTTTAGGGTTGTGATAAATAAAGAATACGGCGTTGCTAGACCCCAATTGCACTACCGGATAAAGAAATGAAAGAGCCAGACGTTAACCGACTTGTTCCAGAGGAGTTTGATAACATGACGGCTAGTATGTTCACCTCTAGGCCAGATCCAAATCTAGTAGGAGAGCCACCTCCCCTTCCAGATATGATGCGAAATCTATATCACGACATGAAGGACTGGGCTCAAGATGGGTTCAAAACAGAGGCCGAAGCCGAAACAAATCGTAGGCTAGACATCTGCCGAGGTTGCGAGAACTTTAAGGAAGGAAGGTGTATGCTTTGCGGATGTTTTATGAAGCTAAAGGCAAAGCTCTCAACAGGATCTTGCCCAGTAGGCAAATGGTGATCAGAGGTGTTCTGAGAACCTTCTAAAGGCCGATTCCCCGTCACCAATTCCAGCCATAAGAGCCGTATGGGCATTCATGGCCATAAGCTCCCTAGCTTGAGTATCAAAAGCCAGAGCGCTTAGTCTGTAGACTACTTGCTCGTCGTTTTTGCATAACAAACCGGTTCGGCCATCTTCTATAAACTCAGGCATCCCGCCTGTATTAGATCCAACTACAATGGACCCAGATGCCATAGCCTCAAAAGCAACCCGAGGAGCGTTCTCAACTACAGGGTAGTACATAAGGGTTGCGTGGCAGGCGCTCATCATGTCTCCAATGACCGCCGGGTCATAGACATGCCCGTTAATAGATCCGGATAACTTTCCGTGATATGCGTGATCTGGCTTCCTATAGTCACCTATCTTAGCCTCTCCATTCGGCCCCCAGCCAATCAAATGGATGCCTTTTGGCTTTGGTGAGGCAAACCTGTGCACAATCTCCCATAGGTTATCTGGGTACTTGTCTGGATCATCTCTTCCAATCTTAAGCACATCAAACCTAGATCTATCTTTGGGGTAATTCCTAAATTTGCTCCAAGAGGAAAGAAGGTTGAAATAGGGTTCACAATGAATGAAGTTATGGCTTAGCCCTAAAGGGATAAGCTCATTATTGAGGGCATTTTGCTGGTATCTGGATTGGCACAAGACGCGGAGATTTGGTATTCTCCCAATCGCAATCTTTTCTTCAACCGAAAGAAAGTTCATGCACGGCCAGTAAGCGATTAGGGCAGGTTTTTCATCATTCCTATAGATGTAGGAGAACAGGTCTTGTTCGCACCAGCACCAGACCACCTTATCGGTTAGCACCCCGGGGGCGTATTCTTTGGTTTTAACACCTATTGCGTCAAAATACTTCCTTCTGGGCTCATCGGCCCCCAATACGTCTGTGCCAGCCTTAAGAACGCAGGTTACATCAATATCCCTGCTCCTTAATAATTCAATGATATGACCAACTTCAGGACCGGCTCCACCGCATTGGTGTAAATAGCCCCAAACGTAGATTTCCTTCATAGGTAAAACCAGATTCTTTCAATGCAGTGGGGTGAAAAAGGCGACAAGCAACAGCACTTTGAGCTGTAATAGCCGACAGGATGAATGCATCCCTCGGAACTAGGATTCCTGAGCCTATCTCGTATCTGAATCCAAGATTCAAGGCTCCTTGCCCTTATGCGTTTTGCTGAATAGCCAAAGATCTGGCCAGCTGGGTAATAAATCACCTCAGGAATTTCTGTGCCAAAAATCTCATGCCATGTCTGTTTCACGAATGGAGCAAGATCAGTGTGATTTTCAGACGCTTCCCTCCAATGAGTTTCGATTGAGCCAAGCTTGAAGATTGGGGCGCCAGATTGGACTACCCCAAAATCTGCCCACTTATTAAGCAATTCTATAAAGTCTCGAGAATGTGGAAACGGGTCCCCTTGAGCAAAGAAAACTCGGCATGGAAGCCTTTCGTAGTTCTCTATTATGAAAGTCAGGTGCGTGTCTGTATCAAGCCCAACATTCTCAAGCTTTACTCCGTTTTCGGATAGCTCCCCTTTGTCGTAGATAACAAATGGAACTTTAACCTCTTTCAGCCACGAAATGTCCTCGTTATGCCTAGCCACAACCAGCATTGATGGTATTCCGGATATTTTCACGCCATCCTCTGAATTGACCTACAGCTACGCCTCATGATCCTTGAGACCTCCCGAACACTGAGTCCTCCACGTAGAAGCATTCTTGTGACTTGGTAACGGGCATCTTGGAGTTCGCCTTTCCTGTCGTGACTGAGTATCTGCTTCTGGGTAAAACCCGTTGACTGACAAACAGCCCCGAAGTCCTTGCTTCCCTGTATTTTCTCGTCTTCCGAACTAGAGGACCCTGCGAGTGCATTAGTAACCGCAACGCACCTCGCTCCAGCCTCAAGCTGGTCAACACGTTTCTCCAGAGTCGTAATCCGAAGTCCGAGAGCCTGCGCGACTGCCCTGTCGATCTCAATGTACATACTCGGGAACCTTTGTTACCGCTCCAACCCACTTCTTAACATCTGTACCGATGCGGTTATTTGTATCGGCAACATAGTCTTCCGTACGATTCTTGAAGTCCTCTGGGCTCATGTCCCGCATCTCCCGAGCCTTTGCGTACTGCTCTTTGCTCAAAATCCTGCCGAGCTCGTGCCAGCCATCGTCATCAAGCCGCACACAGGCGTCACGGATGGCGTAGCAAATACCATTTCCGGCGCAGTAGTTCGCCACAGGGCGTTGTGAGAAGGCGCCACCAAGTTCGGCTATAATCTGGCGTTTATACATTTCGTTAATCTCGTTCATTTAGCTAACTCTCTTTCCTTTCTTTGTCTGATTATCATGTCGTTGAGTGAAGGTTTCCCTGCGCTAAGCCATTCCTGTTCAGTCATATTGACCTCTCCCCAAGGAGTAATTCGATTTGGCGGGCTAGAGCAATGGCTATTTTGCTCCTTGATAAACTTGGGCATGAGCGTGGGCTCCGCCTTATTCATCCAAGTGGTGATAAATCTGATCGAAAACTTCTTATCGGGATGAGCCAGAAGGTAGCATTGAGCCTTATTCATCTCCCTTGCCGTATCTACCCCCCTCTCCTTCGCAAGCTTGAGGATCTTATCTAGCTTGGTTTTGTCATCCTCTTCTCTTGCCCCGGCCAACTCCTTCTCAATCCTCGACTGCTCCCTGACCATCCGCCTAGAGAAAGGGACCTTTTCGGCTGTACGACTAAACACACCTGCCGACTCGAGCTCCTTGCAGAGCTCCACAATAACATCCGTAGTTGTGCCCAATCCTACAGCCAAAGCCTTCGCACTTATGGCCGTTGAGTCCTGATTGAGCAGATACCCCCTTTTCGGAGAGGTATGCATAAGCAATAGGATCTCAAACCACAGAGCTTTCGCCTGTAGTGACAGCGTCCTAGTATCAGTCCACCAACTCTGAGGACTAAAGCTTAGAGACGTTGATTTCGATACAAGGGGCTTCACCGGTAGCTCCATAAACCTTGCTTGTGTCTCCTTTACATATTTGTGCATCATCGATCCACCACGCTGACGAGGTGAGTGAGTCGAATAGCGGCTTCAAAAGATTGTCCCGATCTGGCCGTACTGGCGCTGGTTCCCTTCCGCCCTTCTTCATCGCATTAGGGCGCTTCAACACAAAAGTTACGTCAACCTGTATTGCTCCCGTCAGGGGTTCTTTCGGGGAAAATTTATTCGCGGCCAGAACAAGATCCCTGCGGTAGAGCATTCCATCCTTGTTCCGATAAACACGGAAGCCTCCCTTCGAGGCGAACCTCAAGGAGCTTTGGGTGCTCTTCGGAGCAACAGGAAGTGTTGCCACTATCCGATAAGGACTTGCCATGCTGATTTAATCCTCAGTAATAGAGTTCGCTTCTGCCCAATAATGGAGAGGTGGAGAGTTCCGCTCTTCGCTTGGACATCCAGAATCCCGCCTTGGAGATCCGGGACCTCGCTGACGGAGATTGGTCCGTATAAAGCCAGCATGTAGCTGACCACGTTTCTCCAGAACGCCTGCTGACGGCGCTCCTCTGCCACAACTAATGCTGGGCTTGTTTTCTGGGGTCTATTTGCCATTTTTTTTCTTCTGGGCTATTCCGAGCCTCAGTCCTTGTTCTAATGTCTCCAACATGGTTGCCATTACTTTGGCTCCCAAATACTGTTGGAAACGCTCCTCCCGGATCTCTTTGGATACCGATTGGTCAAGACACGCCTGACCCATCTTTTCCAACGAGTTCAACGAAACGCTCTTAAGCCATAGGTACGGCTCAAAGTCCCTGAGTCGTTCCACCATCTCCAATGTCTGGTCGGCGTCGTATTCCATTATATTGAGTAGACGGCAATCTTCTTGCCCCCATCTGTCTCCATGGTCGCTTTCGTGACCGAGTGGCCCATCTTCCGGATGTCGTGAATCCGAGCGGCAAGCCTCAAGCATCCAAAAAGCTGGAGAGCCTCGAATGCGGTGATGCTATTACCGGAGAGCATGTGGTTCAGAATCTTCGCGTTCTGCTCATTGCCGATCCTTGGCTGGGGGTGATGAGTCCTCCGCTCAAAATCAAGGTCTGGCTGAATGGCGCAATACATCAGCAATCCCACTTTCTGAGGCTTTTATTGATTCTGCTGTTGGGGTCTCCAGCGGTCTTAGATGATGTGTTCTTGCGCTTCATGCCTTCCATCCGAGCGCAAAAAGACTTCCGCCTTCCCGCCGACTTGGTAGAACGAGAAGCCTCCTCCCGACTAACTGGTGGCTTCAGATTTCCGCCTGTAGCCCGATTGTAGCTACGCCGACCAGCCTCATTAAGGCCACCTTCTGGGTTCTTTCCTTCTTTCCTCTGCCAAGCTGGACTAGACATTGTGACCCCCCACCAGCCCTGAGGCCATAATCCCACGGCGTAACTCCTTAAGATAGTCAGAGTATGCGTAGGCCTCATCAGAGCACCTGCCCTCTTGATCTAGCGCAACTGCGCCCAGAAATTCAGCGAGTGGCTCAAGGGCCAAGCATAACTGCTCTGAATTCTCGAATCTTTCTAACGGAACAAGTGTTTCAACTTTCATTGGTCGTATCCTTTCTTTATGTTTTTCTTGGTTGCCTTGATTTTCTTTTTGACCTTCCCCTTGATGAGCCGAGGCTCGATATCGTTAGGGTTAGTCGTTGCTATTCCTGTGGATGGGACGCTTGCTTGCTCTCCGCTCATGAGGGAACCCCCACGGCATCCCTAACCTCTTCAAGCTTCTTCTTGAAGACCTCGTCGGTTTTCATCATGGATGCGACCTTCCTGAGGGCATGAAAGGCAGTTCCATGATCACGGTTGAACATCTCCCCAATCGTCTTGAGTCCCATACCAAGGGTTACTCGGCACACATACATGCAAGCCATCCGAGCCTTGGCCACATCTGCGGTCCTGTCCTTAGATACAAGCTTATCAACCGGCACTCTGAACACGCTTGAGGTGACATTGACCGCCTTCTGGGCATCGGCTGGTGTACCCCGGAAAGGCATGGCCTTATGAAGAATCCCCAACTCAATAGCCAAGCTCTCTGTAACCTTGCGGTAGCTCTCCATCTCAATCCTAAAAGCGCCGAGCTCATAGACCTTGCGCTTTAGTTCAGCCACCTCTTCTTCGAGTCGTGTAATCTCTGAACAAGCCAGAGGATCAATCATCTTAGAGAGGGCATATTCCGAGGCTGACGCAGAGTTGAATAGGCTCATGCGTGACGGAATGTTGACCTCAACCTCCCTTACATTTGCTGTAATCATTATTTACTCCTTGTTAATTTGTTGATGGGGCGAGTATCTATTAGATCAGCTAATAGAGCCCCAAGTTGTTGACTTGCATCTCTTTTTGAACACGCATCCTTGTCCATAATCAGCTTTTCGGCATTTGTTATGGAAATGTCTGCGGCTTCGATGGCTTTCTTCATCCCAACGACCTCTGCGAGACGATTAAGCGCCTCTGTAGCGTCTGTGATGTAACGGCGATTCTGGGTCTGGATCTTCCAGCCTTGGATCGAACCGCCTTCTGCCATGTAGTCCCTCGCCCGTTGGCGGACTGCATCGATAACCGACTCAGCGACGATGCAACTATCCAACAGGCGGGGTAGATCCGCTGGGCTAATCAGAGTCCCTGTGCTGACGTTTGCTAGGGCTGTGGTGGCGTTCTGAGCCTCGGGGCAAACACCAGAAGCCTTGCAATACTGACAATGTGGACCGACAACCCTTGTCTCTTTCTGGCTGGAAAGCCTCTCAAGTTCGTTACGGAGTCTTTCACGCTCCATTCCGATTGCGCTTTCTGACAGCTTTTCAAGAACGACACCCTGACCAGCTTGGATGATGGCTACATAGGCTTCCTCGGCCTTCAGATCCTCGCATCCCATGACAGCGAGAGCCCGAAGCTGGGCATTGCCAGCCGACTCAACCGGAACCATCCCTGTCTTGTAATCAAGAACAAGAATCGACTTGCCGATTGAATAGATGGCATCGGGCTTACCAGTAAGCCTTAGTTCGTTATCAACCTTTAGGCCGAGCCGTTGCTCACGAATAATCGTGGGCTTTTCCTTGGAGCCGACTACATCCGACCATTGATCGACTGCAATCTTCTCTAGGACGGAAAGCTTCTGAGCCAGATCGGCCTCTTCGACATTAAGTATCGAAAAGTCACCATTCTGTAGGGCATCGTGGATGCGATTACCCTTCTCAGCCGCTTCCCCTGCCTCGGTGTCTGGGATCAGCTTTTCGAGTTCAAAAGAACCCGGACAGCGACTCCACCTCTCCCGCTTTGAAGCAGAGGGCAATCCCTTGCGATCATCTTCGAGGATCAAGAGGTAGCTCCTCTCGTCAAAACCTCGGACTCTTCTTTATTGATTTGACGCACCCACTCAGAGGGAACCTCTAAGAGCTTTGCGCCGTCAGGAGTTAGGAGCTCAGTCACGCCATCCGCGACCCTTGCTTCCCCGCCCCAAGTAAAATCCAAACCTTCCGGACTATGAATTTTGAACCAGTTCATTCGAAAAATCCCTTTCTAATTTTGTCGATGATTGTGCAAATAACCGCCACGCCTAGGGCGATGCCAGTTACGGCGATGCCCAAAACCACAACCCAACCGACGATCCAGTAGGAGGCATTTACCAATTCCCGAAGGAAGGTCGGCTGGGCTATGGGTTCAGTCATGGTGATCAATTAGAACGGCACTCCATCTTCGGGCTCGGGTGCATTAGCCAGCATCGAGCGGATGATTTTGTTGCGCTCCAAGTCGGACTTGAACGGCTTCCCGTCCTTTCCGAGTTTCAGTTCCTGACGCTCCAGCCATTCGAGATAACGAAGGCCATCCTCGGTCTTCCCGATGGTACGAAGGGTCTGACCCTTATATTTCCCGAAGGAAATTGCCATATCGGCCAAGGGTGCGTTTTTATCGAACTGCACTGCCTGACGATTCGACTCGGCGACCCTTGTGCCAACCGACTCACTCTGAATGATGTGGGCAATCTCCTTGGCTTCGGACGGCGATGGGGTGGCTTCAATGATGCAAGCTTTAGGAGCCTCATCCTTAAACCCACCCTCTGGCACTTCCTCTGCGGGAGTTGCGGATAGATCCGATACCCCCATCAAAGGCACTACCGAGGCCAAGGCAGAGCGAACCACCTTGGACAACGCCCGAGTCTGAGCCATAGACCGAATTGCGTAGGCATTCGCGTTCTTCCAACGAGCCTCGTCACGGCCACAGAACCCTTCGGCTCTTGCCACAACGATGCCAGTATCAGACTTACGAAGTTCAGCCACAGCGACGTATCCGTCACCTTCGGGTCGAACTTCCGCAATTCCGGGCATGAAGCCAGCCGTGTTAGCCAGCATCCCCCATCCTTCAGCCTTAATGTGACGCTTCGGAGGATTGCCAATCCTTATCGTCTGCTGAAGAACAGCGTCTTTCACCACATGCGCTAAGGTCCGGAGCCCGTGGTGAAGGGCAGACGGATCTGTTAGTTGGTTGTTGTTGTGTGTTGTGTTTTCCATAATTCAGCTCTTGTAGTACTTCCCCTTGACCTCGGTGTAGGCAGATTGGGGGGTGAAAAGTTTTGCCTCAGAAATAAGCGAGGTGTCGTAACGCTTGCCAAAACGGCTGTTTAGAAATTCATCAAGACGCTCAAGCGAGCAAAGGATTGCCCTGCGGTCTTGGTAGCCAAAGTTCGCCAGATCAGTCCGGCGGAGTCCCCTCAAAATAAAATTACGAAGCCAATCCCATTGAGCCATGTTCGGCATCGGAGCCGAAATTCTTCTTACACGGAGTTTGCGATCTACTGCGGATACGCCGAGTTTGCTAATTGTCGATTAATGCGTGGCGAAAAGAATTTCCTTTTTTCCGAGTAGCGCCGATCTCACCATCGCCACGGATCGAATTTTTTTTTAATTCTTCGAGCCGTTAATCCATCACTTTTGACAGACTATTTATTGTGCGACTTCTGTTATCGCTTCGGATTCGGAGGAAGTTTCTAACTCGTTAGCATTCCTCCGTTTGTATTTGGCCCAGCGAATAATCGAAGCCCGATGAGCACTAGCTCTTCTTGCTGGCGTTGAGCAACGGCCACCTTTTGCTCCGATTTCCGCCATGTGGTTGGAGACTTCAGTTTCAACGTGTTTGAAATTCCCAAAATTCTCATCTTTCGTCAACACGAAATTTCGTAGGCGTGTTTTTGCGGCAGCACTACGCTTTGTGTGGCTCTTTTGGCCCTTGCTTGGGCAGGCCTTTTTGCAGTCAATACAGCACCTACGGATGCCTCTATAACGCTCAGAATCATCCAAAATGTCTTCAGCTAGGGCTAGGTATATGTTGTTTTCGCCCCGCACTACCCGATCAGCCTTAATCCTTACATACAAGCTCATATCCCTTTCGGGATATTCCGATATTAATGGGTCTTCGAACAATAAGAGCTGTTGCCCGTCATTTAGGCGCCTATCCACAACCAAAGCCCCCAATACCTTGATTTTCGCTCCCAAGGAGAGCGGAACAACCGGAGCACCCATTCGATGGGTGTTTATAGGACAGTACCTCATGATACTTCACTTAGTACGATTGTTTGCGTATTAGTCTAAAAGAGTAAATGCTAAATGTAAGGTGTTAAACACCACCTACTTGCGGTGTTAAACACCAATAAAGAAATTGGATTCTACAAAACCTTGGGTATTTAGCCTAATGCCCAATAAGCGTCATCCAACTCGAAAATATATTGGGTTTTGGGCAACTTTATTTCTTAAGAGCAAATTAACAGAGATAGCCTCGAGTAAGGGCGTCACCCTTTCGGTCCTCGTGACCCAGATACTACGAGATTTTCTAATTGGCCCCAAGAGCACCAAACTGCCTTCTTCTTGCATCATTCTGAAGAAGGGTAATCGCCCTCGCCGCCGAAAACTTGGCTAGGCTGATTTGATTGGCTATCTCGCCAAGCACCTCATCGGCAGTATCGGCAGAGATTATCACCTCCCACTCCAAGCCGAGCCCCGGAGCGTGTTTTAGGCTTTTAAGCTCATAGGTAGGCTCAACCGAGAAGCCCCACGCCTTCCAAAGCTCTTTTAGGGGCTTCATCCGAAGCCAAAGGTATCCGTGGACAGAGAAGGCCCCTCGAGGGCCCATAACGTGGTCTCTGTAAAAACGCATTAACCCAGACCATTCGTGAGGACCCTTCCCATCGTCTCTCAGGTTAACCCAGCACCCCAGAAGCTCCTCCGGAGGCATTTCAGAGATCATTCGGTAGGTATATGGGTGGTCTTTGTGCATTTGTTTAACGTCAAGTGAGGTCTCGAGTAGTTGCATATCCATAGATAGTCCCGCTGTTTGCGAAGTTTCCGCAAAATAGTTGTTGCGTCAAAGCCTTCCGTTCTTACCAAGACCTCCTGTGCCACGAAACAAGAAGGCTAAATAGGCCATGAAAAAGCCATACACCAAAATCACCCTAGAAAATACAGCCCTACAAGAAGTCATGATGACGCTCGCCAAAATCCTTGCCAAGAGTGCGGTGGACAAGTCGTTTCCCCAAGATGCTCGGATTGCCTTCATGAAGCTCAACAACCTCATGGCTTTCCTTCTTCTGTCTGGCGAGAAGTTCAACACTCTTTACGACCTAATTGCCATCAGCGTTCTAGAGAATCATCCCGAGGCTGAGAACGAGCCATCCGAGCTAAAGAAATACCGAGAAAAGTCGAGGGTCATGCAAAAGGACTATTACGAAATGATGAGACGGGCTTCCGGAGGATGAAGAGAAAATGCTTCCTAAGAAGAAAAACACCTCTCAAGAGGTCGGGCAGACTTCGACCTTTTACCCAGAAGCGGAAGGCTGGGCTGGATCTTTATCGGAAACTTCGAGTGGAATACCTGACAGCAAATCCCCTATGTCACATTTGCGGGGGGCCGGCGAACCAGATTCACCACAAACGGGGGCGTATCACTTGGAGGCTCTGCGCCGAGAAATTCTTCATGGCGATATGCCAAGAGTGTCACATGAGGATACACGCAAACGGAAAGTGGGCTCGGGCAAAAGGCTATATCTTGGAGGCCTAATAGCCCTTTTTCTGGCTCCCCTTGGGGCTAACCCCTCCCCTGCTGACAAACCCCCCGCCCCTCCCCTTCCCAAGAAGCTTGTAAGGCTTACTGCCTACTGGAGGGGGCAAGACTACTACACCAACAGGGGGCAATCCTCATCCGGAGCTAGGCTTGTGTCTGGCAAATCGTGTGCCGTTGACCCAAGGCTATTCCCTTACGGCACGACCATCCTCATTAAAGGCCGTGAATTTAAGGCCGTAGACACGGGTACAGCTGTGGTTAACCGCAAGTCGGAGTGGTCAAAGCCAGCTGGTAAGCGACTTCCTGTGGTGGATCTGTTCTTCAAAAGCGAGAAAGAGGCCGAGCGGATGCTGGCTTCCCTGCCCAAATACGTCGAAGTCGAGTATCGCAAACAATAGGACTAATTGAGGCATGAGCTTACTTAACAAAACACACGTTAAACGCAGGGCATTGTTCTATTCGTCAGATACCCGAGGCGGGAAGTTCACAAGAGTCTCAAACTCGTTCCTGTCCGACCTAGAGCTGGCCCTGGACAACCTTATTCGAGCCAAGATTCGGTCACATCCAAGCAGGGGCAAAACTCTTATGGGAGGTCAATGATCCCCCAAGACATTTGGGATAAATGGATAGCCGTAAGACGAGAAGACTTCTTAAACAACCTAGAAAGGGAAATACATGAGCTACGACATTATAGACACCCCAAACCCGATCCTTGCGGTCAACTGGATTCGGGACAACGCAGTATCACTTGCGAAGGCCAAGGCCAACAGGGTCTATCTGGAGGAGTTCCGGAAGACCAAAAAAGCCCTGCTTATGCAAGAGGTGGCGCAAAAGTTCCCAGCTTTCGCCGCTCAAGAAAGGGAGGCCTACGCACACAAAGAGTATCAAGACCTAATCTTGGGGCTCAAAGAGGCCGTGGAAGAGGAAGAAAAGCTCAAGTGGCAGATGACAGCCGC